CATCTACAAATCCATCTGTATCAGCATCTGTACCTATGTCTTGTACATTAACAGCATTAGAGGCAGCCCCAGTAACAGCTATCATTACGCCCATTGGAATAAAATTAGAAGGGATTCCTATTGCAGATTCTTTGCCTGTGGTAGCACCGTCAGCAACTGTAACTGTTGCTACATAGGTTTCCATAGACATTGTATTAGTGATTTCACCTGTAGAGGTGTTAGTTTTGATGGCATCGAAGCCATCTTTAGACCGCACTGGGCCTGAGAACGTAGTATTAGCCATAATATGCTCCTGTCGTGGCTAGTGTCAGCTTTCGCTGTCAGAAGTTTTAAAAAGCCCCCCGGAAATTAATCCGGGGGATGTACTCATTTAAGGAGGTTGAGTAGAACTATTACGCCCCCGGTGATCCAAACATTCCTAACGGATCGGAGAAACCAAAACTATAACGCTCACGGGCTTTATATCTTGCATTGCCTGTGTCGAAGTCTCCATCCATCGAGGTTTGCATTGGGGTTCTAACGAAATGCTTAAGACCATTAGGCACATCAGTAGTCAAGAACCATGCGTCAGTATCTGTTAGATAGTGATTTACCGCAAATCCTTGAGAAATAGCACCCATAGACCGAATGGCATTAGTATCGTTATCTGCTGTAGCAGTACGTAGCTCAGTTTCTAGTAAACGAGTAGCTACAAACTGAAGGGCCGAAGGAACAATTAACTTCATTGGACGAGCAGCAATCAACAGACCACGCTCATCAGTCCATCCACCAATTCGGATAATAGCAGACTCCAAAGAAGTCTCGTTCAGATCAGAAGCTGTGTCGGGCTCATTCTTATTAGTCCCACCAGAAACAAGCGGATGTGCGGTAGAGAATAACTCAACTCCATCACCTCCAGTATAGTTACTGTCGAAACCATTATTAAGAACAGCTGCAGCTTTTACTTGTTTAGTATAAGCCATAGCACGAGCAAGAGCCTTTGTATAACGACTAGATAAACTATCGTACAAATTGTCTTCCACTGCTTCTTCTGTTATAGAAAAACCGAGAGCTACTGTCTCATGGTTATAACGAGCAGACCATGCTTCTTGTGCATTATCATAAGATATTGCAGAGCCTTCGTTTTTAACCGGAGCAGCACTAAACCCAGACAGTTTTACTTCCTCCTCAAAGCTACGCTCTGAAGTCTCAGTTTCAAAAATCTCAGCATGCTCTTCGCCATACTTGTCATACTCCATACCAAACAATGCATTTAAGCCCGGTAGGAGTTCCTTCAATAATTGTGCTCTTGAAATAGCCATTATTTATACTCCCTATAAACCAGTGCCAACCATGTAAGCATGACCACCCGTAGCAACATTACTGCTTTCGTGCGGGGCGTTCCACTTAACTAGCACTTCTGTGTAATTACCGGATGTATCAGTAGATTCTTCAACCACATCGACAATTCTCATCGGCAAAGATAAAGTAGTGGCAACACTAGTGCTCAAAACAGCAACTTTAGAGTTACCATTCGTAGTGCTACCTGCGTTTTGAACTAATGCAGCATTAGACCCAATGGAGCCATATGCAATACCAGCAATAGTAGTCGTGCCAGATACGACAGCTACTTTCATTAGTACATTAGGATCGTCAACAATATACGCTTGAATATCAGAAGCGGCAGTGCTGGCGGGGTAATACTGCTTAAAAGTTTTTTGGGATGTGCTTGGGTCTGTGTAAGTAACACCTACAAAAACACCAATCACGCCTGTGGCAGTAACAGAAGTAGTACCTGTTTCTTTTTGGATAGTTCCGTCAGCAGCTCTTTTAACAACATCTCCGTTAAAGATGTTAGTAGCGTAGCCGGAAGCTATCTTCATCTGCCTTGTAGAACCCGCATATGGAGTGCCGCCAATTAAATTAATTGGTACTAAACCATAAGGAGCATCGACAGTTGGATAAGCCATGTTAAATCTCCAATTTTAAAAGTAAGTTAATTTCCTTTAGATACCGTTGAGCGTTTATCACTAAACAGAGGCATCCTTGGGTTATTTTCCCTCATAAAGTTATTGTCTACCGACTCTAGCTGTTGTCTATTTTGCGTTTGGTAGTAGTCTGTACGACTATCAACAACCTCTGTCGGTATTTTACAAAGCATTAAGCCTCCGCTTTCTATGTTGCCAGACTTATTTACATTGGAAGTAAGCCCATATTCGGCAATTAATTCAGGATGTTCTTCTGATTTAACAGCTTCCCACCCCTCACGGAATCTAATGGAAACATTGCGAGCATCTTCTTGCCCTAGTAGCGATACTCTAACCCATCTAAAAGAAAAACCTCTTTCTGGTTTAGGATCGGGTAATTGCGTTGGGGGAGCCCAAGTTTTTTTGCGTGTTGTTCTTGCACGAGTCTTAAATTCTCTTTGTGTACGTTCTTCTGCCATTTCTATCTCCTATTATTTACTTTCTAACTCAGCAACTTTTTTAGCGTATTCTTCCAAAGGCACATTTAGCCTTTTAGCCAAAGCTACTTGCGTTTGAGTTAATCGAATTTTTTTAGAAGATGGGCTTCGTTTGACAGGTGCAACAACATTAGCAGGTTTACTTTGTTGTAGAGTAACAGTCTCATCTCCGCTTTCCACTTCCCCTTCAAAACGGGTAGGAAAGACTTCTTTCATACGGCTATCAATCCTATCGTAATAATCATCGCTGCGTGGATCAACACCGCCTTCAACTAATTTTTCGTGCAGCCCATAAGCTAGGGCAGTCATTTCTTTATCGCTCCCAAACCAAGTGTTTTTCTTAAACCATGCTTCTGCTTTTGCATCTGGTTTAGGAACTTCATTGTTACTGTATACTTGATCTGGTTTTGTTTGTAAAGGTTTTTCTTCTCTATAAGAACGTTTTGATGGATCATATTCTCCATATTGAGGAGCGTAGCTATTCCATTTATCACGCTCAACTGTAGCCTGAGTCATTTTGGTTTGAGCCGCCACAACCTTGTCAGAATCCCCTACTTCATAGGCTTTTCTATATTCTTCAGACGCTGCAGCTAATTGGGCATCTGCTTTTGCTTTAGACTGCTCTACAAGAACATCTTCTCCCTTTTGAAGGTTTTCTTTGAGTTTTTTATTTTCTTCTTGGATAGATTGAGCAAATTTAAACGCTTCTCTAGCCTCTCGTTCTTTAGCTTCTTTTACCCGCCTTTCGTCATGATAGGCTTTTTTGAGCTTACCTATACGATTTTTAACTTTATCTGAATAATCTTCTAATTCATCTGCAGAAGGTTCAGGATTATTATCCTTTGGTAAAGGCTCTTTTCCCCTATCCTCTTCAGGGGTGTCATCTATAATTTCAAAATTAGGTTCTTGTACTTCTACTTCCTGTTCTTGTTTAGCCATTATTAGCTCCTATTTTGCTCGTGAAAAACCACGAGGGTCTGCAACAACACCATCAATGCTGTCATCGTTTAACATACGAAATTCTTCCCCATCTATGTACATACGTGTGCCAGAGTATGGACGCATAATTATAAAATCTCCTTCTTTACACCAAGGGCCAGTAGGAAATTTATCTCTATCTTTATACGCATCTGGGCCTAGAGCTACAACAAACCCAATATTTGCGGCTGTTTCTTCTCTATCCACTACACTATTTGGCTTTATAATGCCCCCTGCTGTCTTTTCTTCAATTTTTGGTAATGTAACCAATACCTTATAACCGACTGGTACAGGGAGTCTAAGTGATTTATCTTTTATCCGGTTTACTTCTTCTAATGTTTTATCAACATCTATAGTTCCTACAGCAGAGTTCATATTACTCCTCAGATTTTTTAGCAGCATCAATTATGTCTAAGAAAGTCCTCTCAGCTAAAGCCAGACCTTCTATAACCCCTACCAGATGCCGATAGTGGGGGAAATCCGTTGCACCGCCAGTAGATACTGTGTCAGCGTAATCATTCATTATTTTGCGTAAATCTTCTTTAAATACGTCTTCAAAACTAGCCATTAAACATTATTCCTTATATTAGGCATTTCTTTAGTTGCATCAGGTTCAGTAAGGTCTTTTGCTACTTGTAGCCCTATCTTGAGCCCTTCAGTTTTTTGTTTTTCGCTTAAATCGTTTTGCTGTTTGCTTAGTTCAACACCAAGTTTAGCCCCTTCAATTTGCTTTTCAGTCTCAATTTCTTCATTTTTAAGAACTGCGTCCATAAGGTCTTTTGCTGATTTACGTTTAAGTTCAGCTTCCTTAATAGCCAATTCTTGCTGCTGCATTTGTACAAGTGGGTCTTGTGCTCTTTGTTGGGCTTGCTCTTGTGCTTGTTGGGCAGCAGATTGCTCCTGTACCTGAGTAGATGCTTGTGCCATCATTTGTGATAGTTTAGTCTCTACATCTTCAGGTAGTGGTTGATCTGGTGGAGGCAATTCTACCCCTATTTGTTTCTCTACTTCTGCTCTGTATTGCATAGCTACGTGATCGGCTATGTGAGCTGCTAGGGCTCCTTGCACAGCATTTGCCATAGGACTTTGCCCTATTAATTTAGCAATCTGTGGGTTTTGTGCCGCAGACATATGTGTCTGAATATGTGCTGCGTGGTCTTGATATAAGAAGGCTTTTACTGGTTTGCCTGTAAGTAACGCCATGTTTTCGCTTACTGGGTCTTTTGGAACCATATCCTCTTCTGTAGGCACTAATTTAGTTGCATCTTTGATACCTAAAGTCTGTAACATCTGTTGATGTAGCCTAGGAAGATCGTATAATTGTGGGGCTTGGGACGCTAACTGTAAAGCTGCCTGATATTGAACAACCCGCATAGACATAGTGGCTGCATTAGGATCACTGACAGGAATAATGTCTACCTCGTTATACGCCTTTTGCTCTTCTGGATCGTCAGTAAGCATATACTGACTAACTATATCCTTAATTAACCTAAACTCTGTTTTCATAGAGGTATGCATACGAGCTTGCACAGCACTCATAACTTTTAGCATTCTTTCTAGAATAGCTAGAGTTGTGCCTACAGGGGCTTCAGAATTAAGATCAACTCCCTTAAAATCAGACACCGCTGCCATAGATCGACCTTGATCTATAATATTATTAAATAAAGCTAACAGTGTTTGCGAAGGCTCTTTGTAGGGTAAAAAGGCTATGTTATCTAG